ATTGGTTGCACCGTTTTCGGTTTTTGCATCGATAAAGAGTGAAAGGCCTTCATATTTTTCAAGAATCGTCCCAGCCGTACCAGTAAATGACCCGTCGCTATCAATAACAGCAACATGAATTTCATCCACAACTTTGAGCAAGTTGGCAGCCAAGTTACCTGAATTGCTATTTGCAGTTGCAACAGCTGTAGCATAAGTACTTGTGCCAGGAACATATGAAAAGTCTGTAGCACTAGTGCGCGCAGTAATGCCAGCGCCGCCAGCAGCTAATGCGTTTGCACGGCAAAGCACCACTTTAAGGCTATTGCCAAGAGAACCAGGGTAACGACCTACAATTGCGCTTTTAATAGTTTGCGAAGTAAGCGCATCAAATACATCTTTATTTTTAACAGCTGCTGCGTTATATACACTATAAGCAGCACTAGCACCAATTGTAGTTATATTTAATGTGCAGCCAGAGCCGGCGCCGCCAGTTGTAAGTTTGCCACTGCCGGCTGTGTATCCTGAACCACTAGAAAGAAGTGTAACCGCTGTTACAGTACCGCCTCCACCAATCGTTGTCACGGTAGCAGTTGCTAGATCGCCTGCTGCTCCAGCTGTGATGGTAAGAACGTTACCGACGACGTAACCGCTACCAGGAGCTGTTGGCGTTGCGTTTAGAGCAGTAATTGTATTATAATTAGCACCGGAGCCAATTGTGGTTATATTTAATGTGCAATTAGAGCCAGTTCCGCCAGTTGTACCTTTACTTCCGCCGCCGGTGCTGTATCCTGAACCACCAGTAAGAAGTGTAACCGCTGTTACAACACCGCTATTAACAGTTGTAACTTTAGCTGTTGCAAGATTGCCTGCTGCTCCAGTTGAGATGGTAAGAACGTCATCAACGGTATAACCAGTGCCACCAGCTCCTGGTGCTGATGCTAAAACAGTAATTGCTGTTGAACTTAAAAACGGTGAAGCAGCATTAAAATCTGTGGCTTCAACCGAACGAGAAACTTTAAGATTATTGCTGTATTTTAAAAAGCTTGCTGCAGTAAAAAAGCTAGCTGTTTGAAATGTATTGGTGTTGTTTGGCGCACCAAACGATGTTACAAGATCTTTTTCAGAGCTTACAGTAACCAGTTCCCCAGCAGGGCCCCAGTTGAATGATCCTGCATAACCACCTAAGCTGGTAGCAAGTGAAGGTACAATGTTTGTTAGGTCGATTTCTTTAATTTCGACACCGGCTGAATATAAGGCCATATTTTTTTATTTTTTCAGTTGTTATAATAAGTTGTCATAATAAGAAGGCTTTCAATAATCCTATTTATAAAATATGACATTTACAAGCCGTTCCATTCACGATTTTGCTCTAGTGCTTCTTCATAGTATTGCGAGCTTTGAGGAGCGTCCGATACATAGTTGTTTATGATGCCAAACAATGGAACATCTTCGTCCATTTCACGTATTTTTTCACTATACAATAACTGCTTAAGATCAATGTTACTAATACCACCAAATGCTTCAGTGCTAACAAACCATGCAAACATAACCAAGTTCATTACCATGTCGTCATGTTTACTACCACGTGCCGCATAGCTGTCGCCGTGCGGCTCAAAGGTGCTAAGTTCAATAATGGTATCCATGTCGCATACATTTAACTTACCACTTTCAATCAGGTCTTTTAGATTACTGCAGCCAATACGTTTTACACGTTTGGTCATCATCACACCAATACCATTGCTCTTGACTGCACTTGATACAAACATATTGTCATATTCATATTCATAGTATACAGCATTGCAAACTACTTGGCCAGCATCGTTATTTTCAATGACAATCATAGCATTGTTGTATTGCTTACCTGCACGTACAATAAGTTCTGGATATATCAGTGGGCTTATTAGGTTGTCACGATAAGTACACACTGTCTTAAATGGTGTGCTGCTAACATCAAAAACCGTAAATGTGCTATAGTCTTGGCCTCGCCCTTTGCTAACATCAACAGTCATGATATAGTCATGTCCTTCAACAGGATCTTCATAATACTTTATGCCATACTGACGCTTGTGCGGCTCAACACCTTGCAGCCCAAGCAAACAATTCGCAGAAATTAGTGTTGAGCCGGAACCCAAGAAGCTACAATTAAATTCTTGGTCAAATTGTAGCTCTGACGTGTTAGCAATTGTTTGTCTTCTCCATTCCGCATCGCGTCCTGGAACATCACGCCAATCAACTTGAAAAGGTTTATAATCACTACTTCCTTGAACAGCGCCTTCCCATAATTTGTGAAACATATTGCCCACACCATTGGGTGTGCTTGTAACAATTACTTTAGTATTTTTACCACTAACAATTACAGGATATGTAGCGGTATAAAATGCAGATGCGTTTTCAACAAAAGCAAATTCGTCTAGCATAAGAAGTGCTACAGATTTTCCACGAATACTACTAGAACTGGTAGCGGCCGCTAAAATTTCAGAATTATTGGAAAACACAATTGAACCTTTGTTAAGTACTTTTGTACCAGGCTGCAAAAAGAAAGGGATATTTTCTAAGGCAAGTGTAATGCGTGCAAGCATCTCTCTTGCAGTAGCACCTTTATTTGCTAAAATTGCAATTGTCTTTTCGCTATGAAACAATGCATACCACAAAAGATAAATGATAGCGCTGGCAGATTTACCAACTTGGCGTGGCGCAAGTACAATAGAAAATCGATTATCATTAAAATGATTAAACATTTTCTCTTGGTAAGGATATAAACCAAACGGCACCAATCCATGGTCAACGTGAATGATTTTTACATATGTCTTTGTAAAATACACCGGATCAGCCATACATTTTTGATATTCTTGTATCTCAAATGCAGTAAAGTTTTGCTGCACACCATCGGCTTTTACTTGTGAATTACCGTTGTATGCATTTGGATGACTCGACATATTTTTGTATTTTTACCTTTACAAGTTTGTAGAAACCTGTTACAATTGATTTAGATCAAACTGCTAATGGGCAATCTAATTATATATCGGTTTGACCGCGGTTTGACCGAAGGTTCCCGAAGGGATGGTCAAACGTCAACTGTTGTTTCGCTTTGGCTTTTAAGGAACTTTTGCAATTCAGTGGTTGTTCCAACAAAGATACTATTGTTGGTTGTATTGCTAGCAACAGCTAAACTTTTTGCTATGTCTGGTTCAATAACAAGTTTCTTACGGTCACGCTGCAATGTTAACAACTGATTGTTCATGTCAGCCGCACTTTTAATCATGGCAGCCAATACTTCAAATGCGCGTGGATGTTCTGCATCGGCTGCAAGTGCATGCATTGTTGCTATTGCTTCATCACTTGTACCAATGAGTTTTTTAATATGTCCACGCGCAAAGCGATAGTCTTCTTCTACATCAACACTAATATCAGCAGCGGTTGGCAATTTTTCTCCCTTGATCATTGTACCGTTCACAGCTACAGGCTCCGCCGTCGCTGGCAGATTAGTTTGTAGCGAGTCGAGTATATCTTGACGACTCTTTGCTGGTTTTAAGCTCATGATATAGAATGATTACGTGAATCCAAATGTAGTTACTGTTGTAAAATCGTCTGGCGTGTCATTTGCCATATCACCAAGCTGCACGTTAATTTTGTCAAGTGGAAAGGCGCGCGTAACCGCAGCTGTATTAAGAAAGTTAACATCAACGTTTTTGATGACCGCGGATGTATTGGTTTGACTAGCAAATTGAACTTTAATATTAAAATCAAGAGTATAGATTAAAGTACGACGACTAGTTTGAAAGTCACCTTCATAATCATCACTAAATGTTGTACCTGTCAATATAATAGGCACAATAGTATTGGTGCCAGGAACAGCCAAGTCAACAACAGTTACACTATATTCTGGTGGAAAGGATGGAATAATTTGTTCAAAAATTTGCAATGCATCGTCCTGAGTACGCGCATATATGCTAAGCTGCATACCAATTACATATGGTACAGTTTGCCAATAATAATTTTTATTGGCGTTGGTAGTATTAGTATTTACAATTTCCTGGTTAAGGCGATTCAATTTGGCAGCACTATCATATGATATGCTTGTTATTTCAAAGCTCATGCGCGGAACTTTTACGGCA